CTATTCTTTGCGATGTATCAGCCACAATAATAGCGACAGAACTACAAACACCACCGTTCCGATAGTAAACAGCCCGACGTGCATCTGCGTGCGCTCCCACGTCGATAGCTTGCGCTCCACTGGTATGGGAAGACGTGTTGTGTCGGTCTGGAGCATTGCTTTATATATAGTGTCGGTCTTCACACTTATGCGGTCACGCCATCGCCACACGCTCTTTAGCCTATACACTGTGTCGCCACGAGTGTAGTGTTCAACATACACCGAGTCGTGCAGCCGAAACGTGTCGGCACTCGTCCTCGCCTTATAGAGTGTATCAGTCTTAACGACCACTCGCTCTACAACCACTGGCTGCGGTGTAGAACACCCAAATAATAACGTCAGCAATGCGCAGGCTAACAAGCCTAACAGCACACCTACTATCCATTGTGCTATAAATTCCAATAAATTGTTAAAGTTTTGCATAACCATTTGCTTATTAAAAAGAAAAGCGGTACTCCGCTTGTCGGAATACCGCTTTTCTTTTTAATATTTAGTGTGTGTTAAAAAAACAATTTCTGTGATGTTATAACGTTGCGTAAGATATTGAATGGTTTATCATTATTGTCTTCGTATTTGCCCCAAATTAAATTATTCATCCAATCAATGAATATTAAATTTTTAACCTGCTTGCTGTCAGAGGGCATATCTATGATTCGAGTAGAGCAATTCATGTCAAACCATAGTGTCGTTTGTAAATAATCTATAAGACTATTACCCGATTTTACTTTAACCGTCTTGTTATCCCTTATCAGATTTACAATCAATTCGTTTTTGATACAATCAAGTACAGATAAGCGTATCATATAATTGTATAACTTATTACCATCTTTTCTGATATGTTGTTGAACTCTGCTTTTATTTACAGTTATAGCACCTATGTGTATATCAGGATTCATGCTAACAAGTTTTCTTACCTTTTCTGCAAAATAGCATTTGTCTTTTACTGACAAAGAACTTCCTTTTAATTCAGTTTTTGGATCAGTCTTTGTCTTTCTGTAGACATCAACAACAATTCTTCGTAAAAGATGTTTTTTCTCGGCAGGACATGCGACAAATGCAATCGTCATAAAACGACTGGACCCACCATTTCTATATGGTTTATCTAAGACCCATCCTAAATCTCCACTTTCGTCTAAATATACATTCATTCAAATATTACTTATGGTATATATACGAAAAAAGGCAGACCCTAAAAGAGGTGCATTTGCAATACACTTATGACACTTATCACTCTTAATTTAGGATTTACCTGCCTATTTCGATTACAAAAGTAATAAGTTTTTATAAAAAGTACAAGTTTTTAATGCTAATAGTCGTTGATTTTACTATAATTTAATATATTATTGCATTTAATCATATTAGATTTAAAACAATTTACACTATATGCAGCAAGTGTACAAATGGTCGATCTGCGGTATTCCAACAAGTCAAAGAACGCTCTCCTACATTAAACTAACTATCTCTTACAATCCTCATCCACTGCATCCTCCACCGCTTCGCCGATGTCCTTATTCTTGCTCTTAATGAGCGAGATAATAAACCGCTTGATGGAGAATGTATTCTTGATGCCGTGCAATGCGCATACGTGTCCTACGATGCTGTCAATCTCCCAGATGCAGCCGAAGCCCAAACCGATAGCCGCTGTTGTTACGTGGTTTGCCCAGCCCAGCGGTTCGAAGATAGCCAAGCCGAGCACCGAGCCGAGTATGAGATACGTAACGTAGTCCACCGCCTTGTTGCACGTTCTTCTACCTGCTCGCGAAAAGCGGAAGTGTTCACGCTTTTTAAGGCTCTCCGACACACCGAACCAAAAATCGGCGACGATAAGTACGACGATAAGTACGAGCATCCAGCGTAAATCGAACAGAGCGGTAAGTGCTTCTGTGCTCATGGTGCCTACAATAAATGCTTTGCCAGTGCTTGTTGTAATGTTTCCTGTCATCTCCATTGTGTTTACTCTATTGTTATCCAAATCTGCTCGCACCGCTCGTCCGCAGCCTTCAGCATGGTGTATACCTTGCGGAACGTTGCCGTTGAGTTCAGTACCAGTCCGACCGCTTTGTTCTCGCCGACGAGGATGCAGCCCTCCGTATCCTTCGCCGTGTTGCCACAGTGTATCAGCACACCTTGGTAGCCGGGCGTATTGCACAGTCGCGGCAGTCTCCCCCTGCAGAACTGGTACTGCGCTCGACCTCCGAAGCGTGGCGATACCGTCTTCATGTCTACGAGGTATCTGCCAGTCGGGATGGCGGTTTCGCCCTTGATTTTAACTCCGCATATCTGCGCCACCGACATATTAGATGTCAGTCCTCTATCCTTATCCTCGAGCGTGTCGCAGACGTATGCGCCATCTATATACATCTTGCCGATGGTGTACGCCTCCTTTTTAGCTATTCGTCTTACTTTTATTTCCATGATTCTATCTTCTTCATATTGTTTTGTGTTCTATTGTTGCACTTTATATTTAACCATAAATGTTTCCATTCCATCCTACGGCGGTTAAGCGGTTGGGACTATTACTCGTAGGATTGCCAAAAGTAGTAGAAACTTCGCAAGTCGTGATAAGTCTTTCATTTGAGGAAATTTCATTGACTTTTAGAGCTCCAGTTGAGGTCGTTGTTCCCCTTTTGTTTATTATACCTCCTCCATGTACAACGAATGCAACGTTTGCGCGATTCTTGATTATTAGTGTTTGTCCAACATATTGTAACGCTTCGTCAGTCGACACGCCATGAAGACTATTCAAACTATCTTTAGGATTGTTGAATGGCAATACAAGATCAACCTGCGAGGCTTTAAAGTAATTATTGAAATCACCTTGAAACTCCACGAACGAGCCCGCATTAGTAAAGTCGAATAATACAACGCTCAAGGAAGCTGCGGGTATTCGGTATTGGTCTATGTTCTCTGGCGTAATAATGGTTTTCTTCTTTTTGACAAAGCCGCCAAAAGAACCTGCGCCAACCTCCAGCAAGCCTTTCTCGTTCACGCTCGCCGTCACCTCGCCGCTGTTGTTGCGTATCTCGAACTTGTCCGCCGTTGCCGTTATCTTGCCATTCTCGATGTCAAAGCCTGTGCGCAGTAGCTTTGCGGCAATGCCACTGTCCTCGATAAAACCACTCTTGCCCTCTATCCAATCGGTAGGCGTTGCACCGACCTCCAACTTCGGCATTGTCACCCACGCCTTTCCGCCTTGCAAACAACGGATTAAGACAAGATTAGGTATGCCAATGCCCTCCGAACGCCAGTGTACCCAATAACGCTTCCACTCGCTTGTGAGAGAGAATCGACGACCTCCGTCGGCGTTGCTTGTTGTTGTATCGCGCTCGCTGTCCTCGGCGAATATGCTTAGATTAGTACCGCTGTACATATACGCATCGAGGTTGCCGGAACCTTTTGCCATAAAGGAGAATATGTAGTCCTCATCTTTCTTGATGATAGAGCTAACGCTCCACCGCGCCATCTCAATGTTTTTGGAAGCAGCGTTTGTATATATTACCGAGCATCCGTTGTTGTACGACTCGTTAGTTACCACTGACGCATCCATTCTTGTCAGGTTGCCAGTCTTATTAAATGTGCGTGTATTGTCGAGCAGGTTGCCCCCGATGTAGTCGTAATCGTCAGGCGATGCGCTCCAACACACAAAGTCCTCCGCCGTACCCTCTATAAGGATAGGGTGGGCGATGTACACCTGCTGACTCGCAGTAGATGCGTTAGCCTTTAGACACGCCACGGAAATCCACTCATAAGGAGCGTTCGCTGCCACGGTAAAGGTCTTCTGAAACAGATACCATCCGTTGCTTGGCGTTATCGTTGCTCCTCCTAAATACGCACTGCCGTTAGGACCGGTATATCCACCTGGTCGCGACGTGTCGGTTGCCGAGCTGTGCCATATCGTCTCGCCCACAATTTCTACTTTGCCTGACTTCGTGCGAGCCCAAAACGCCAGTGTGTACGTTTTGCCCTTGGTAACGTGTATGTTGCGAGAGTTTGCTGCTCCACCCCATTGCACACCGCCTGCCTTAGCTTCTGGTGCGAATATCACATTAGCACCCTCATGCGCCGACGTGCGATATATCTTAGAGCGTAGAAGAAAGAAACCCTCGCCTTGCTTGCGGAACAACGAGCCGACGAGCAGGTTACGTCGCTCGGCAAGAGTGTAGCCCACCTTCATTGCTATCTGTGTAGCGGTCTGTGTTATAGAAGAGCTAACCGCTGCTATTTGGTCGTTTACATCCTTTTTGGTAGAGTAGTCTCTCCTAACCTCTGTTCTTATATCATTTGCGGTCTGTATTATCTGCGACTGCGTGCTCTTTATCTCGCCGTCAAGCTCTTCTTTGTTTCTGTTGACCGTTGTTCTGAGTCCATCCACAGACATCACAAGCTCCGCAAACGACTGCGTGCTTTCTATCTCGCCATTAGCCTTGCGCGTAACGAACCTAAACTTATCGGCTATGGCGAACATCTCCTGACGTGACAGGACAAAGACCTCCTTGTTTTCTAACGAGTAGCTATCTACGCCTTCGTACATCTTTAATGATGGCGCATCCGCTCCGTATGCCGATAGAACAACGACCGACTGGCGAGCTGTTTCATAGACGTTGCCCATCTGTACAAGCTCGTCACCTGCCTGCGGAACGTCGCTACCAGTATCACAATCGTCAGCAAGTAAGTCGATGAAGTCTTTGCCTACCTTGTACACCTTGCGCCAGTAGTATCTGTTCTTCACGTTCTCACTCACGCCCTCCTTGACGTTGAACGTCTGACAGCGCACCAGGTCGCCCATCACAAATTGATTCTCTATCTCCTCGTCACCTTTCTTCTGCGAGAAATAGCAACGGTAAACATTGTAACGTAGGGGGGAGCCGTTGTATTCGGGAAGAACCGTGCCCTTCTCAAAATAGACCACATTGCTAATCTTCATGGCAGCAGGCGACAGAACAATCTCGCCACCTACGCTTTGAAGCTCTCGGATTACAAGCCTTACGAACTCCGCAGCCTTGCGCACAAGCAGGCGGTCTACCTCCAAGTAACTGTCACCACTTCCGTTGTAATCACCAAGTTTGAAGCCAGAGCCGAGCGCACCCGAACGGAAAGCAGCCGACACAATCTCTTTGAGGGTGGCGATGCCTTCCTGCGTTATGCCATATCCCGTATTGCCAATGAGCAGAGAACGCAGTGTAGCGATGCCGTCAGATGTGATGCCGAGGGTTCCATCGGCTAAAACCAGATTGCCTAATAATGAAATCGCTTTCTTGAAGAGTACATCGGCTTCAGAAGATAATCCCTCTTTGAATATAATCTTTTTCTCTGCAGTATCTTCCTCGTCGCTTCGTAGGAAGTGCTGCAATCCGGGTGCGTTGATGTCAATGTCTCCAGCAACGCCAGCCTTCTTTGCAAAATTAGCCTCGTCGGCCTTCTTTGCAAAATTAGCCTCGTCGGCCTTTTCTGCATGTTTAGCCTCATCGACACGTTGACTCTGTGTAGATGCGAATATCGCACTGCCGCCACCATTACCTCCGCCTCCTTTATTTGAAGCCTTCGGTTTTGCATACATTTTTATTCCTATCATTATACTTATATTTTAAATTTCGCGAAGACTCATTGAAGCTGTGCCTTCCATAATGTTTTGACTAATACCTGTAACCCAGAACACTTTATTCATAGCCGGATGGCGGTAACGGTTGACAATACTTACATTTTCGCCGTCATTTTCAATGTTCTGCATCATTGTTACTCGTGGTACATGACAATCGGCGTAGTGATTAGCAACATAGTGTTGCTCAGGCTTAGCCATTTCTCCCGTATTACGATCGTAGACTTCAAGTAGCTGCTCCTCTTTTTTAACATCAAAAGGAGTTGACAGACTTAGAGACGTTTTAACGCCGAGAGCATAGCTTTCTTCTGCCGTTAGGGCACTTGTAATCTTAAATTCAAGATCATCTTTTGCATTGACATAGGATTCGTCGGTATCACTCGTATAAATAATGTCGTTCTCGTCACGTTGTTCGTAGTGACCATTATCACTATAGAGTTTTATTTCAAAATCCTTTATGACGATGCTCTCTACTGCATTCAATAAGTAATTTCCCCACATGGACGATTCAATCTCTTGAGCCTCCCAGGGCGGTGCTGAAACTACGGTTCCAAGCGTATATATAGGCTGTGCAGGACACAGTATAGTGAATTTCACCGCTCCTTTCAACTTGTCTGTCTTTCTCATAGGGATTGCCATTCCTTCTGCATCTAAGTTCATCTGAATGTTAATATTATTCTGGATATCGTACTCGGTGCCAACAAGGAGGTCGTCTATTTTGGGGTCGAAGCCAATGCTGAATGATTGCGAATAATACTCTTTGTCGTCAATACATTCTCCCGGGGTTTTATATTTACGCCACACGTAATCTGTTATCGTTCCATTACCCGTTCCTGGTGTGTCGCCATCGAAGAACTTTTCGCCTTTCTTCTTCTCGACGAGACACTTGTCTCCAATAACAAGCATACACATCAGCACTGATAGTTTAGAAATGTCATCCTTATCTTGGAGATTGATATTCCGCTGTAGCTTGAAGTACTGAGGGGTCTTGTCAGAGTAAGGCACAAAGCCGTTTTTGACATCTAAGTTTAATATAGGTTTAGAACTTGGCGTTTCTGCTTTATAGAACTCCTGAGTATAGTATTCGTTGTCATTACGGCCCTTGACAGCGTGAAGGTCTTTGTAATATACGGGCGATACGTAAGGCGGGCATGACAGCTCTCTTATAGGGTTATATGCTATTTTGCCTGATATTACCATGTAATTGGTGGTGTCGTTATCTGCAGGAGAGTATATTCCTGCCTCTGCGGTGTCTTCGTATGTAGCGCATGGTATCATCGACATTAAGCCCTTGTTAGGGCTGTTTGAACCTCCCAAGCCTGCCTGAACGCCATGAATTCCAATGACGAGACACTCTTCCATATCAACCTTCGATTTTACAGAATTGTCTTTAGTGCTGAGTGTTGTTATAGCACATCCCACCTCTAACAAAGCTGTACCTCGGCTTCTACCTATAAAGTCTGGCAATACATATTGGTGGCGATTGTCTCCCGCATACGGAAAGTAAGACTCAGATGCGTTAACTCCCATTACAGACTGGGGACGGAATTTCCATTTACTGTTGTTCATCACGCGAATATACCAATCGGCAAAGTAAGCCTTACCCCAGTCTGTGGTGCGTCCTCCTGTACACGCCTCAATAAATGCTTGTTTTGGCGTTTTGGTGCCTCCTGGAGAAACGATTTCGCGGAGATAGAATTGCTTCCCCGTGAATGGAGAAAAAAGGTCGTCTTTATCAAGTGGGCTTCTGATAAGGTTTTTCATACTTTTCGTATCGCTTTTCAGTACCAACTTGTTGAATGCTTCGTCAATATTTATTTGTGTGTCATCGTCAGCAACCGTGTCCAGGGTAATGTCTATAGTGCTGCGTGGGGATATTATTACGGATTGATTATGCGTAAGGTCTTTCCATTTTATGTTGTCGTTATTAAGATTGCGCAGTGTCTCCCAGGCGTAGATATAATATGTTACGCCGTTTTGTACAATGTGCAAGTCTAAATACCGCATAATTTCTTCTACTACTTTATCCTGCGTCCAAACGTCCTCCTCTTCCTCTTCAAGAAAGAGAAGGTCGGATATGGAGATGTCGTGAAAAATGGAAGTTTCAGTTTCTTTTTTGTCAATGCTCTTGCTGTCATCGTAACATACACGGAATGTATTTATTGCCTTGTCTTTGTTTATAATGACTTCTGTAGTAGCAGCACAGAGAATAGACTCTAATATCTGCATAAAGGTGCGTTGTTTTGCCTGGCTTCTGATGTCTTCGTAGTTTACTCCAGGCATACCTGCGCCCATATATTGAGAATATTGTAATGATGAAAGTATGTCAATACAATTTATCTCTACTTCGTCATATTCAAAATTGTATCCCTGCGAGAATACGAGGGGCTCTATATATCCCGCAAAGATGATTGTGTCATCCTGCCGCACGTTTACAATAGTACTACGGCATGATGTGTTGTAAAAATCACTGATGAAATCTTTACACAAGAGGCGTATTGTGCAACTGTGTCGTAAGAGATGATCGAACGTGTCGTTCATCTCGTTGGTTATTTCAATGGGGTCGTCTTGAAAGTAGATACCACTGCCTTCAGAGCCGATGACTTTCTCCTCGGTTCTGTCTCCTTTTGATAAGATCTCAATGGTAATAACCTTACCCTTCCGATTTATAAATTGCCCGTGTATATACATAGTTTCCCTTTTTCTATATTAAACAAGATTTGAACGCCGTCCAGACTTACTTGCTATCTTGCGCACGTTACTTAGAGTCTGCTCTATACTTGTTCCTCGCGTCTTTCCACGCACGTCAACCACGAGGTGCACGTCATTCATTTGCGTAGGTGTCACTTGCGTAGGTGTCATTTGCGGTAACTCTCTTCGTACAAATGACGGTGGGGTATAGCGTGGCGTATTGATCATCTGGAACAAATGAGCCTGTTGCGTTTTGTTTAGTATCATTTCGCCACTATTGACACGTGCAAATTTTCGGTCGCCAAAGGTAGAGGTACCACCAACGACACCACCAGTTGCAAAACTTGACATTGCTGCGATTGCTGCCACAACGGCTGCCACACCAGCTGCGATTGCTATAAGGTTGGCTGGGAACGGCATCTTTGCTCCACTTGCGGTAGCGTTAGCTATCGCTTCGCCTTCCTTAGCAACCGTGTTGACGGTAGACGCAGCGGTGTTCGCGGCGGTTACGCCCGTATTTACTGTTGTTGCAGTAGTGTCTGCTGTTGTTGCTACGGCATGTGCTGTTGTTGCAGCGGATAGGAGGTTGTAGAGTTCTACTATTCCCTGTATTCCCTGTGCAATAGATATAAATCCATTAATCATTGCAGAGGTTTTTTCCCATGCGTTGCCATTACCTTCAAGTGCATCAGAAATGCCCTGTATGCCGCCACTGATGTTTTGCACGCTTCCCCAACCTTTCTGTATTTGTTCAAATGCTTTGTCAAATCCAGAAGGTTCAAGAGTGATTTTTATCGGTTTAAGACCAAGATCGGCGAGCTCTTTGTTTACCTCGTCAATCTGTTTCATGGCCTCATCTTTGCCAATGATGCCAATTTCATAGTCGTTTTGGATGCGGCTTATCTTCTGCTGTGCGTTGCTATAGCTCTGACGTTTGTCGGCGGCGGAGCCTTGCTCGATGTACTCGGGCGTGACTTCGGCGGCTATGGAGACCTTGCCCTTTGTCGCCTCGTCTATCTCTGCCTGTATTTCTGCGATTTTTGCTGAGGCTTTGACTTTCGCCTCGATGGTTGTAGCCTCATCGAGACTGCGCTGTGCGTTCTGCAGTTGCTCTTGCAACTCTTCGATAGGTGTCTTGAAGTGCACCTCGATAGGTTTCAGTCCGAGCGCAGAAAGTTGGTCGTTGATGTCTGCAATAGCTTTCTCCGCTGAGGCTTTGTCTATCAGTCCAGAGTCGTAGTCCTGGCGGATGTTGCCGATGCGCTGCTGTGCGTTGCTGTAGCTCTTGCGTTTATCGTCGGTGGAACCTGCCACGATATATGTCGGCTCGGTAGCGGCTTCGATAGACACCTTGCCCTTTGTCGCCTCGTCTATCTGCGCCTGTATCTTCTTCACCTTTGCGTCGGCTTCCACTCGCGCTTCGATGGTCAGGGCGTTGTCCTTCTTCTTTTGAGCAGCGGATAGCTGCGCTTGCAGCTTTTCGATATATGTCTTCGGCTCAACAGCAGATGGTGTATTGGCGGTGCTGTGTGTCGGGGTGTTGGTAATTTTATTAGCAGGCTTGTCTGCTGTAATAAAACCTTTGCCTGCTTTCAGTTTTTCAGCTAACTGTTTTTGGGTGTCAGCAATTTCTTGATTAACGGCGTTGAGGCTCTTGTCTATCGAAATTATCTGTTTGTTGCCCGAAACATTCGTACCATTGTATCTTTCTGCGCCTATTTTGGTAAATCTCCATTCTCCATCGTTACCAACTTTACCATAGCGCTCGTTGCGCCAGTTTTCCGGCACGATGTCGCCCTCTTTGGCGTTTCTTCCGCTATCCTTAGCATCGTCAGAAATACTCTTAGTTGTCTTCTTCTTTTTGTCAAGCAGACCGATTTGTTTTTGGTATAATGCTGTGAGCTTCGCAGCGTATGCAGCTGCCATAGCTCTTTGCATGAAAGCCTCTACCACAGCATCGGTCTTGTTGTTAAAGATATTCTCGGCTTCCGAGACATCGTTTATCTTCAGCCGCAGCTCACCGAAAGCGGATTGGTTCTGCTTTATCCATTGCACTTTCTGCTGTTCGGTAGACAAAGACTTCCACCCTTCCTTTAGTTTGTCGTATTTCGACATGAGTTCCGAATAGGTAGACTTTAGCGTGCTGTCATAGGCGTTTTTCACCTCGTCGGCTGCGCTGTTCATCTCCTTCATTGCTTCTGCCTGCTCGTTTGCTTTGTCTTTAGCCTCCGAGGACTTCGAGGAGAATGCGCTGATTACTTCTGTAAGCGCAACAATGGCTATGCCCACACCCGTAGAAACCAACAAACCCTGTATTGCAAGTTTCAGCGTTGTGGCACTCACCGCCGCCCCACGGAATGAAGCCGACATTACCTTTACGATGGCATTTACCCTTACTGATGTAGCGTTCCATACCAATGCCGCTGTATTGGTGGCAATAATTCGGGCCTTGGCAATGGTATTTATGCCGCAAAAGACTTGCAAAGCCTTGTTGAGCGCAAGAATGGAAACGGCGGTGTTTCCCAACTTCGCCATAATATTCACGGCTGGCATAATGCCACTTACCGCCGACGCTACGGCATCGGTGTACTCGCTCATTTGGTTTTGGAACATCTGGAATGCCGCCGACCCACTATTGGCAACCTTGCCGAAAGCATCATCGATGGTTCCCGCGCTGCCTTTCATGGCATCCACATTCTCCCCGAACTTTGCAGCAAGCTGCCCGGTAAGTGGCCCCAATGCTCTAAGGCTTTCGGCACTGCCAAACAACTTGCCGTAAATTTCCTGCTTCAACATACCGCTCTTGGCTGCGTATGCATTAACGTCCTTGTCAAGACTGGTAAGGAAATTACGCATACCTCCTGCCGCCTTGATAGCCGCCGCATCGAACTCTATGCCCATTTGCTGCGCCATCTTCGCCGCCTCGCTCGACGGCTTCACCAAAGCGGTAAAGATTGCCGCCATCTGTGTTGCAACCTCGTTAGTATTACCACTAACACCCGTAAGCGTTGCGAAACTTGCCAAAAGTTCGTCAATGCTCACGCCCAAAGTGGCGGCATTGCCCGTAACCCTTGGAAGCGCCTGGGCTAACTGCTCGAATGAGGTTACACCATTCTTGGCAGTGAGCTGTATTTTGTCCTGCACGCTCTCGGCGGCATCCCACTGCAAACCATAGTTCTTTATGATAGTTGATGTAACCTTTACGGTCTCTCCCAAATCAGCTACACCACCGATGGAAGCCTTTGCCGACTTCTGCAAATACTCCAACCAATTGTCTTCGGGCACGCCATTACTGATTACCTGATATAAGCCGTTTGCGAGTTGGTCACGTGCAATCGGCAAAGTCTTCGACAACTCGGTTACCTGCCCTTTGAGCTTGGCAAAATCGTCACCGCTCTTTCCTGCCATCGTGTTAGCTACGTTCATGGCTGCGCCAAATGTGCGGCTTTCCTCTGTCACGCTGTTAAGCGTTGAGGCAAGCTGCTGCACTGCGCCATTGATGTTTTGAAGCTTCATAACCTGTTGGTTGAAGTTCATAAAAACGGCGTTGGCTTTCTGTATGTCCGATTTGGCGACGTTGACGACACCGCGCAAGTTTTCCACTGTCGATGTAGCGGAAACCAACTGCTCTTTGCCGTCAATGTGCAGTTTAATGTTAAACTTTATTTCTTTTGCCATATTTTTAATGTATAAGTAACTAAGTAACCGATATTTTTTGCATCTTTGCGATATAAATCAAAAGGTACAATACAATGAAAACAAATGAAGTAACAAAACATCCAAAGGAAATCAAAGCCGAAATCAGTTTTGAGATTATCGGTGAAGATGAGCCAACGAAGTACGACAAAAGGCGTAAACGTTGGGCATGTATCTCTCGTTGGGCGTTGTTGGCTTTGGTAGTTTCCATATTAAGCTGCTTGCCATTTGGGTTGAATATTTATTCTTTGGTCGCCACTGCCATTAGTACGGTAGTGTTTTGGATTGCCCTTGACGGGGCAAGTACCACCCATCCCGATGAACCTGGATACCACAACGTCCCTTGGGAAGCTTGGCTTTAGTCATTTCCTACTTTTCCCAACACTTCCTCAAAACGCTTTAACGCATCTTCCTTCGATACAGCCGGTGCTTTCTGCATCGGCTGTATCTTTTCCCACGGGAGCGGAAGTACTTTCTGTGGTGTCAGACTGCCCTTTACGTGCGGCTGCAGGGCTATTGTCGCCATCATGCGCATACACTCCCATCTGTCCCGAAGCTGTGCCTCCTGCTGCTCGTTCCATGCTCTGTAGATATGGTCGAACTCCTCGGGCGTGAAGCCGCAAAAATCAGAATAGGGGATGCCGATGTTGCCAACGGCTATCCCCAGCAGCTCAAGTATTTCTAACTTTTTTTTCAGCCGAAGCCTCAACGCCTGCAGCGTCGCCGTTGATGGCATTCGTCCACGCGGCGACATCATCAAGCGTCACACTGTCGGCAAAGTCCATGAGCGAAAGACCGAACTCCACGCCGTCATGCTTACACGCCGATGCAATACAGCAGAACAGGTACGTGCACATGTCCGTCACGTCGTTCGAGATGGCGGACACCTCCTTTCCCGTTTCCGTTTTGAAGCGGAGCATAGCCCCCATAGTCTGTCTACAGGGGTATGCCTTGCCGTTGATGGTAATTTCTACTTTTTTCATGTCTTCGCACTTTATTTTGCAACTGCAGCCGAGCCTGCCTTGCCCGGATAAACCTCAGGCTCGCCGTCGTTCTCCAGCGAAAGGCTGTAGGTCGCGTCGTCAGTGGCTGGTGATGACTCCTCGATCGAGGCGATAACAAATTTACCCTTGACGTAAGGCTTTGCGTCTTCGCCACGCTTGAAGGCCTCGACATCCACGCTCTGGCCCTTACCCCAGGAAGGGGCGAGCTGTTCAAAACCGTTCTCGGTCTCGTTGTAGAAACGGAAACCCTCCGCACTGATGGAGATTGAGAGGCCGGTGACACCCTTGCCCTTCCACAGACCGCTGCCTTTGGTGGCGGTCGCTGCAGGCTTGACTGCTCGGTCTTTTGTCTCCGAGTTGAACGTGAGTGTGTGTGTAGAGCAGTGGCCCACGGCCTTGCCGTCTACTTTCAGCAGAATGTCACTGCCGTTGATATAATTACCTGTTTCTGGCATAACTATAAGTTTTTAATGGTTAAATCTTCACTTGGAATACAAGCTGCTGCACATAGGCATCGTCCTCATAACCCTCCTCGCTATCAATGAGAATGCAACTGCGCATACGGATGCCGTCGAGTTCGCCTTGTCTGTAATCGAGCGCTGCACGTGCAGCCTCTGCAAGTTCTACGCCTTCCGCATATTGTGCTGTGTAGCACACCACCTCCATCGTTACGGTGTCTGCACCAGGCATACCCGCTTTTGTAGGGTTGTGTGCGAGAGCTGCACGTCTGTAGAGGATGTATGGCAGCTGCGCCTTGTCTGTTACCACAGGGAACACCTTATTCGTTTTCGTCCTCACTTCCTTATCGGAGAGAAGCATGTTGCGAATGATGGCACCTGCGCTGAGAGATGTCTTCTTTACCATTGCTTGTTTTTTAGATGAGTCCTTGTTTCTTAGCCGCCCTTTCGATGTTGTCCTGGAGGTTGTTGAAGAGGTTCGTCTCCACGCTGTCAGCGGTCTGCTGTTCTGTCTTGGCGAGGAAAGCGTAACGCTTCATCTTGCCGCGGTTCGCACCGCCTCGTACGTATTGCCGTATCTTCTTGCCCGTAAAACGGCTCTTGCCGAAGAACGAAGAAATTCTTCTTCCTGCCTTGCGATATCTGGTTCCGTCCTCTGCCCACATCAGCACAGGCTTTTCCTTACTCTGCCGGTTCAGGTGTATGCCCTTGCGTTTGCCGTGCGGCTTCACGCTCACCATGAAGCCCAGGCCGTAGCGGTCGGGATAGGTCCGCACGTAGATGCCGCTTGACAGGCTGCGCTTGGTGCCCTTGCCTATGCCGCTGCTGCCGAGGTTGGCTACGGCGGCTTTCTTCAGTCGGTTGCCTTCGCGGCGCATGGCGCCCTTCATGGCCTTTCGCTGTGTCTTCACGTCGAGCGCCTTGTAGACGTCGAGGAACGGCCTTTTGATGTCGCTGACGGTTTGATTCATAGGACTTGTTATTCGTTCACTCGTTCGCAGATCAATGTCTTCATGCCTCGGTCGAGGTTCGGTATGATCGCCACCACGGTATACAGATAACCGCCGAGCTGCTGCACCCGCCAGTTCTCTTCTACCTGGTGCGCGTCACGGATGTTGTACTCAGCCCGATAGTCGGGGAAGTGTTCTCCGACCTCTTCGCTGCGGTTGCCGCTCTGCTTTACACGCTGTGCCCTCACCGTTCTCTGCAGCTCGTAGGCGTTGGTCTCTTCACCGTAGGCGTTGGCGGTCGCAACGGGCTTGAGCAGCTTTATTCTGTACTTCATGTCTCCTGCTCTCATACCAGTTTTCGATAAGGCTTAATCAATGACTGCAACGAATCGGGCACGGCGTGCATCTGGACGCTGCTCACGCTCTCACGCTGGTTGTACCAATGGGCGCCGAGCATCATCGCTGCGTGCCTGATGGGCGTTGGCAGGCTGCCGTTACCCATCTCCACAAGTTCCTCGGGAGTTCTGTTTGTCGCCGTTATGACGGCCATCTCCGCCGTGTCGAGTATATGAGCAAGATACTCGTCATCGTCGGCGAAGTCGTCAGCTCTCACGTGTTTCTTGAATAGTGCCAAATCCGTTATAGCCATGATTGATGTTTTTATTAGATATACGAACGTTCAAAATTACACAACCTTAGCAACCTTGCCGAGCGCGAAGGCCTCCGGGCGTACGTTAATAGTAGCGTAGTCTGCGTTGAGAACGAAGTCCACTGCGTCCTTGCGTGCCTTGCTGTATGGATCAACGATAAAGCGAATGTCGCCGAAGAGACCCATCGGCTGGTATCTCCAGTCGCCGAGACCGATGAACTCTGTGCCGTCGGTGTCGCGGATCTCGTTAGAGGTGTATACCGGGAGGCCGCAGAGCACGCCGTTCTGAATCATCGGCACGTAGATACCCTTCTCGTTGATAGGTGTACCTTCGAGGATGGCTGCCATGCTCTTTGTCATTACCCAGCAAGCGTTCGAGCCTTCGATGCCGGTCTCGAACATCTTCGCCTTCATGCCGTTGAGTTCCTTGAAGGTAGGCACAGCAGACAGCGTAGTAGCCTTGGCCTTCAGGGCTACGAACGGACCTGTGAGCTTTGTCGAGGCGTTCAACTTGTTGGTGCTGCAGATTACCTTGTTGAGGAGGCGACGGAGGGCGAGTGGCATGATTTCACGCACGATCATCTCCAGGATGCCCTGCGACTGGTTGAGCGACTGGTTGGTTACCGGGATGGCGATACCGACACGCTCAGGTGTTGCTCTCAGCTTGCTCAGTTTAATCTTCTTGTCGGTGAGTTCTACACCCTCACCGGCAAGCTCAGCGTCTACGTTCTCGTAGAGCGGCCATACATAATCGCCTGCGAGTCCTGTAGGCATAGGCAGGCCTACCTTGTCGAGGATAAAGCCTTCCTGCAGCGGACGCATAATCTCCTGCACGTTGAGAGGTACGATGCCGCCGTTGTTCACGTCAGACACCATCATCATGTCACGCACAAGAAGAATCTCCGTGCGTTGGCCCTGTGCGCTGTTCTCGCGGATCATGCGTGTAGCTTCCTCGATGGCGTTAGGATTCTCGCGGAGGTGCTCGGCTGCTGCTGCCTGCATCTTCATCTGCAGAATCTGGTTCTCACGGGTAAGGGCCTCGAACTCGGCGTTTTCCGCCTCGTTGCGCTCACGCTTCTCCTTCTCGCAAGCGTCCGCAATCTCTGTGATGCGGTCGCAGTTCGCCTGATACTTGTTTACAAGCTCGCGAACGATAATGTTGTTCTTTGGTTTCGTCATATAACTACTGATTTATGATTAGAAAATTCGTTTTTGTGCTGCCTGGCGCATTTCGCGCAGCTGCTTGTCTGCCTCCTCGTTCTTCCCTTTCGCCGGAGCTTGGCGCAGATCGTCGCGCAGCTTGTCGGTAAGCTCTCGCGCCTCTACGCTTGTGTCAGGGTAGTACGGGTTGGCGGCAAGCGTGAAGTCGTAGATGCCGAGAATGCTCTTTACGGCGTATGTGATGTTTACCGTGCCGTTCGGCGCCGTCTCGCTGGTACGCTCCACGAAGTCGCGGTTGTAGTAGCGGGTCGAGAAGGCGAAGCTGCAGCCCTTGATGTCGCCGCGGCGCACAAGTTCGAGCGCCTTGTCGCCGTCTACGGTGTTCGGGGCGTCAAACTCGAAGGCTACGCCCTTGTCGTCGATGGAGTAGGTGAGCGTTCCTTTACCCTTGTCGCTGCGAGCGAGAAGCAGGTGGTTGTCATGGAACATCGTCATCTTGATGTCCTGGCTGTCAAGAAACTCTTGACTGACAGCGCCCGGGGCTATCATCTCCCGGGCTTCGCTGTCATCGTCGCTCCACAGAGGCTCTGACGGAGTATTGAAAAGTATTGCGTACCCCGTGATGGTGCGGCTCGGGGCTTCGCCCTCTGCCGCCTCCCTCACATGCAACATATTCGGGGTACTTAAACAACGCTTAATGATCTTGTTGGTATCTTCTGTCTTTTTCATATCGTATGGGGTTTGTTACTGGATATTATTGCCGAAGGAGCCCTCGTTGATGTCCTTCAGGTTCGCCGATACGAGAACCTTGTCTCCGCCTGCCACCGGCGGCTTGTTCTCTTCCTTACGCCAGTCGTTCACTGTGTAGATGCCTGCTGCGATGGTGTTCGCCTGATACTTCACCCTGCTGTCGAGGTCGCAGGCGTACAGACCTCTGCGGTCGAACTGGAACTTTCGTTTGCAGCACAGCGACGGAGCGACGAGCTTTCGCAGCATCTCGTTTTCTATGTTGCGCAGCAGCGGGTTGAGCGTGTTGGAGAGGAACGCCACGTTCGCCATCTCGGCACTCTTGTAGTTGTTGCTGGTGTCGTCGAACACGAAAGACGGGTGCACGCCGAAGAAGCGACAAATGTCTCGTATCGTAAATTTGCGACTCTCTAAAAACTGCATATCCGTTGACGAGAGCGAGATCTGCTTGAAGTCCACCTGTCCCGGGAGACTCACGATGCGCTCGCCGCTCTGGAACTTGTTGTCAATGCTTTCGGCTGTGTTCTCCAGCTGTGTGTCCTGGTACTCTCCGAAGCCTGTTACCGACTTGTCATTTGTCACAAGGCCTCGCACGTTACCGCCGTTGGCGAAGCGTTTCAGCGTCTCACGGTCGCCAGTAAGCGCTATGTCGAGAGTCAGACGTGCGTATTGCAGCACGCTGATGCCAGTCTTGCCGTCTGCGCTGTGTCCTTTGATGTGTATGATGTCCTGCTCTCTGTAGCAACCGTACACACCATTAATCATGTCGATGACGTTGTATGTGTCGCGCAGGACATCGTGCGACACCGTGCCGCGTCCGCAGAGTACGAGTCGGTCTATCTCCAGCGTCGCCGTGTTGTATACTGGCACGATGTAGGCGTTGCCATCAAGCAGCACGTGCTCTACGGTCTCCTTCCAGAAGTCGAACGCTGATTTTGTGAAGTCGGGCTGTACGTCAAGCAGGTAGTGGAGGCGGCTTGTCTTGTCCTCTACGAAGATGCCGTCCTTCAGTCTCATGTATAGAAGCGGAAGGTTGGCGACGCTCTCGCTGAGCAGCTTCACGCATCGGTACACTGTTGCAACGGACATGGCTGTAGCTCCCGATCCGTAGCCGAAGAAGCCTGTGTAGTCTCCGGCGATGGTCGTTTTGCTTCCGGATTCTTCCTTCTTGCCCGATTCTCCTCTAAAAAAATTCGTTATGTTTTGCCAAAATCCCATGTATGTGTGCCTTTTTATCCTCAAAGATACAGCTACTATAGTAGCTTTTAAAATGGCAAATGGCGCATTTTGGCGCATTTTGGTACATTGTGGCGCAATTATTAGTTTATTAAGGTTTGTTTACAATCGTAAACACATAGAAAGTAGCATAGAATTTCAGTTCTTTCCAATATTTAAAGAACTGGAAAGCTTTATAGCGAGTGCCTATGATACAAAAAGCCCTCGATGCGTCACGCACCGAGGACTCCAATAAGTTCTTTAATATAATGAATGCTGCGAATTAGGAACTTGCAGCGGTCATGGTGCCGCATGGTCGGGCGGCGGTGTTGAATTTATTAAACAGTGACCATTTCAATATCCTTGGCAAGTCATAGTATAATAGTCAAAATAAAATTAGCGACACGTTAGGTATTATGTTCTTTTGTTATTTATGAACACAGATGCTATGCTTGCGATTTATTAAACGCCGTGCGTACGTCACGAGCAACATTGTCACGATCTTTTCTGAGGTTCTCCATATCTGTGTGACGATTTGATGGTTTGCAGAACATCTCACGCTTTAGTGCCTCAATCTCAAATGAGTTCTCTTCGTATTTGCCAGAAGATGCATGGCGCAAAACGGTAAAACCATTTTTTATAAAATGGGCGATATTGTTGATAATGCACATAGTTTTGCCTCCTTGTTTGTTGTTTTATTGTTTCTTTCTTATTTTTTTTGCAAAGTAAGCGATTTTTTTTGAGATAATCATTAATAGTTGTATGAAAAAACTATACTAAAGATGAAATAATTTTGCAAAAGCCCCGATGCGTCACGCACCGAGGCTTAAAGCGCGATAAAACTATTGCTATAATGCCAAGCTCATAGCGTTTAGTTTTGTTGACATATCGTTGAGGGCAAAGCGTAAGGTCTTTAGCTCTTCGTCTGTAAACTGAGACGGTTTGCCATTGACGATGTTGCCGTTGAGTTTGTGAGCGAGCCATGAGCGCGACTTCTTGAAGTAGGTCTTGGCTATGTATGCCATTGAGACCATATCGGTAATCTCGCCAAGGCGTTCAGCCATGCGCTGCTCATGCACGTCATTAGCTGTGGTCTTAATGAGAGACTCCAGAGCTTCAGTGAAGGCCTGCTCGTTCTCACTTCTTAGAGCGTTCATTTCAGTGCCCACGGCTGCACGCTCCTCGTCGGTCGTTGCCAAACGTTTGCGCTCGGCAAGAGCCTTAATCTTATTCTTAAAATCTGTCATAATATATTTTGTTTGAACTGTTTTTAAAAACTCCCCCTCCCATTTAAGGGAGAGGAGTCTTTTCAGTCATTTTTGATGTAAAAAAGCCCCGGAACCGAAGTTCCGAGGCTGGTGTCAAAATAAAAGTTATTACAACTTGTCAGCCGTCATTCTCAGACGGTTTGCTATATCCACAAGCGCACCCTTAAGACGTTCGCGATCGATGTCGCTGAAGTCGTCGGGCTTGCCGTTGTTGCGTCCGCTGAACTTATGTTAAATATTATCAGCGGCGTGTCGTATGCGGTTGCTCAAGTCGATAAGTGCGCCACGCATCTGCTCAGCCTCACTCTCGTTGAAACCGCCTTTGCCACCGTTGCCGTCAATGCCGTCCATCTTGTGATAGAACCATGACGACGACTTCTGAAAGTAAGTGTTGGCAAAGTCACGCCACGACACTGCCATCATAATGTCTGCCACTTTCTTCTTCATGTCGGTAATCAAAACCGGCTGTACCATTACTGTCTCCATCTCATTTTTGTTTTAAAGGTTGTCTTTATACTCTTTATCTTTAACCCCTCCCCGAAGGGAGGGGGAATTGTTGTTCAATCTGGCTGCTTGATAAGATTGTCGAACAGCTCTTGTGCGTACCATAGCAGTTGCGGATAACCATCGGGGTAGGACTTGTTGTAGCTCCGAACTGCTTCGAGGAGCTCCCTTTCTTCGGGAGTCACCTCCATTTTTTCTAATTTACTCATTTGTATTACCTTTATTTTAACAATGCAAAGGTACTACAAATTTTTGTATTATACAAGTATTTACTACACTTTTTTGTAGTAATATAACAGAAAAAATTTAAGTCTTGGGTGTCCGTTTATTTTCAACAAAGATTTAATAAAAAACCGCCGACGCATCACGCGCCAGCGGCTCCGAAGCTAATCAACAAAAATGTAAACAACTGCTTATATACGTAGCTCTTCTAAAAATGTTATCTGCTCAGTGTTCTGAACACCTTGTTGACGACGTTGCGCTTTTGCGTTTCATCGGGGTGCACATATAAATTGAGCGTTGTCGCTATGTCGGCGTGTCCTAACAGCACACTTACGGTCTTGTAGTCGCACTTGCTCTCGATGCAGCGGGTCGCGAATGTGTGGCGCAGGTCATGGTATCTGATATGCGGCATACCGATTTTCTCCATGAGCCTGTAGAAAAAGTTGCGGTAAGTCCGTGGTTCCGTAGGCTTCTCGGCGTTGGTTAGAACATAGAAATTCTCGTTGACGACCTTCTTTAAGGGCTTCACCATAGACAGCAGCTCTTTGCATATAGGGACGTCACGGAGGGCGTTTGTGGTTTTAGGTTCGCTTAAAATAATCTTGGTGAAGTTCTTCTCGCCATTCAGTACATATATACGCTCCACTGTGCGCCGTACACTTAAAACGCCGCGGTCGCAGTCAATATCCTCCCATTTCAGACCGCAAACTTCGCCGATACGCAATCCTGCCGTAAGACTGATGTATATGCCGAGGCTGTAGAACGTAAAGTGTTCTTTTATGTAATCAAGAATCTTCTTGTGTTCTGACACCGTCAATATGCTAATCTCAATCTTTTTTTTAGTGGAGGTAGGAAATACAGCCTTCCAATCGTGATATAGCATCCATCCTTTACCGGAGGCGAATTTCATAATCATTTTCAACACCACCAGACGATCTTTTATTGTATGCTTTGCCAATCCTGCCGTTACGCTATCTAATATATATTCTTGAACTATAACCTCGGTCAAATCATCGCATTCGCCAAACGCTGGCAGTATGCTGTTTTTTATTGCCAGCGTATAGGCAGCCATCGTGGACTCCTTCACATAAGGTCGTTTGTATTCCATCCATATAGGTATTATATCTTTTACGAGCATCTTTCTTGAATCTTTAGTGTTCCACAATATGTTCTCCAGGTTTCGCCAGTACGACGTCGCTGAATGCGAGGGTGTCGTCATGCTGATTCAGAAGTATGTACCGAGCCTTGACGCTGCGCTCAAGCACGTCGCCATGGTAAACGTAGCCCATAATGCCGCGGATGCTCAGGTTGAGCAACAGCAGCGGAACGGAGCGGTCGGAAAGCTCCCACACCGTTATCATGTGCCGTGAGGGGAAGTGTTCCCACGGCGCAACACGCCGGCACTGCTCCCACCATGCGCTTATTATCAGTCCGCCGGTACCCACCGTCGGCTCGTGTATGGTTCCTATTGTTGGCACGGCTATCTTCGCCACAAGCTCCGACACTTCCCATGGCGTGAAGTCCTGCTTCTGTTTCTTGCGCTGTGCAAACTCCTCTTCATACAGCTGGCGAAACCAGTCGTAGCTCATGTCGTGGCGGTTGACATCGAGCAGCTCTGCGTAGATAGCGTCCCTGCGGGCCTTGTCGCCCATAATAACATCCATAGCGACTTGAGGCAAGTCCATGATGTCTTCAATGCCGAATATTCGGCAACATTCTTCTTTTGTCATAATTACGTTGTTTATTGTTGCATGTTTTCGTTGTTTTATCTTTCGTAAGTGTACATCAGCCCGAGCGTCATCAGCATGGTTATGGTACCGTCTATCTTGCGGTACTGCGACAGCTTCAACGGCTTCTTGTTCTCCAGGTTGTCGGTGTCGAGCACGCAGTTGGAGAGGCAGAAGGTGTTTATGGGGTTGTCGTTGAACACGATCTTCGGCGGATCATTCCACGCCAGCATCTCGAACGACTCCACCGGGAGGTTGAAGCTGCCGTATGTCTGGCTGTATGGAGTGAGCACGTTGCGGGCTCCTACCGACGAGAGGATGCTCGTCAAGTCCTGCGCCTTGTACTTGTCGTAGCCGATACGTATGATGTTAACCTTTTTGGATCGGCGCAGAATGTCTTCCGCTATCTGCGCCACGTCTATCTTCTGTCCCTTGCAGAACTGGAGGTGTCCTTGGGCGTGCCATGAGCGGTAGAGCTGCTCGTTGGGGTGTCCTTTCAGTGCTCCTTCCGGGAAGTAGTAGTCGGTATGGCAGTAGAACTTCTTCGACTCCGTTGAGTAGATCGTATAAGACACGGCACTGAAATCATCATGTATCGAGAGGTCGAACGCTACAGCGCAGTCGGGATGCCCTGCAACGTTGTCTATGTCGAACTTGCCGAGCAGGTCGTTCGCCTTCTCGTAGGTGAACCACGTCTTCTCGTCGCTCACGCAGAAGATGTTCAGCAGCTTTGTGCGGAAAGCAAGCATATTCTCCGCTGACAGCTGTGCGTTCTCGTACTCCCGTTCGTAGTAGTCGGGCTGCACCGTTATGCCGAGATGAGGCTGCACCTTCGCCCATGTCGCAGGGTCGCCCTCGTCGTCGTCGACATCCGGCATGAAGATGGATGCAAACATAGTATCGTTCGTCTTCTCGCCTCGCAGCACCGCCATCACACCATCGAGCTCTCCCTTGAACGGCCCATCCACCACCTCGCTCGCTGTAGTGATCACTATCACGAGCGGTTCTCGACGCGGACCCATTGAGGTTGTCAGTACGTTCTTCAGGTCGGCACCGTTCTTTCCTGCCGTGTTGCGTGCCTGCGCATACTCGTCCATGATGACGAGCGAGGCGTACAGGCCGTCTTTCGTCTTGGCGTTGGCGGTGAGACACTGGATAAGGCTGTCACGCCCACGATCGAGAAACGTTATCTTCTCGCGGTTCACCCGGAAGTGGCGTCCGCCTGCATCGAGGTCAAACATTATGGCTCGTATCTCGTCGAAGCATATCTTCGCCTGGTCGTAGCTGTTGGCTCCTACGTAAGCCTGTGCGTTGTTGTCGCCGAAGAGCATGTCGTAAACGGCGAGAGCCGCGCTGGAGGTTGTCTTTGAGAACTTGCGGGGCACGAAGAGATATACGGAGCGTATCAGTCGCCGTCCGTCTGGCTTTACGAAGCCGAAGATGTTGGCGAACTGGAAAGCCTGCACCGGCGTCAGCTTGTAGCGTGTGCGCCCGTTGATGCCGCTGAAGCGCAGTGCCTGGTAGAAGCGAAAGAAGTGCTTTACACGCTTCGGGCTCCATTCGTAGCGGTCGAGCATACGGAAGAAGCGTTTCACTGCCAGCAGCTCGTAGAGGTTGTGCCGTTCCGGGTTGTCTATCACGCCGTACACGTAGTCGCCGATGCGCCGGTCTGTCTCGACAAGCGCACAGCGATAGCGGGTAGGGTAGGCATCCCTGTCTCTCTGCAGCCATGCCGCCGTGTCTGCTTTCAGGCTCCGTAGTCTTACTTTCTCCTCTTCCGTCATTCGTCGCCCTCCTTCATAGCCTTCATGAACTCGTCGAGCGTGTCGTCTTCAGTCCTGCGTTCCTTGCCGTCGTTGTTCATGCCCAGAGCACGGAGGGCACGCTGCGCCAGGCTCGCCACGTTGAGATACAGCTTCTCTTTCGGGTTTACCGTGTGCCGCTCGTTGCCCTCTCGGCTGTACTCTACGTTCACGGAGCTGTAGCCATCCCGGAGCATTTCTTCATTGAGCACTTCCGCTCTGACAAGCAGCTGCGCCGTCAGCTCTACCTGATAGGTCAGCTCAGCGGTGTACTTGCCCTGGCTCTTCAGCAGCTTTATGATGTAGTCCTTTTTGTTCTTCACCCTGCGCTCTATGCGTCTGCGCTCCTTTTCGTCTGCGGGATTGGGAAGTATTGGTTCTGCCGAAGGCGCAAATTCTTTCTGCGCCTTGTCGCTGTAGCCTCGTTTCTTGCCCTTGGTCTTCAGGTAGAATATTATCGCCGTGGTGTCGTTGGCGTTGATGAGCTGCATCAGTTTGCTCTCCACGAAGTCCGTCTGCGTCTCGGCTATCTCGTCCACCTTCTCCTTGAATCCGGGGTCGCTGTTGTACCATCGGTAGTAGGTGCTGCGGCTTATGCTGACAGCCTCGCAGGCGACGGCTATAATGCCGTATCCTTGCATCAGGGCTTCCAAGAACTTTTGCTTTTTGTCTTCCATGCGTTTTTTATAGTGTGCCAAATGTCCTGTTTTAGGTCTTCAGCCCCCACGGCTCGAAATTTTTCTTGCGCGTGGAAAAAGGGCCGGGCGAGGTTTAGAAGGGGTGCACCCCCTTTTAAAAAACCACCCCCGGGGGGTGCTACCCCATGAACCTGTCTTTGAAGCGGAGAAGATGGGCCTCCGCTCTTTCCTTCGCCTGCTTCTTTCCGCATCGTCCCATCTCCGTATGCGTCTTCACGTGACACTCATGGCAGAGTGCTCGCAGGTTGTGAGGGTCGAACATCAGCTGCTCCTTCTCCCTCAGCGTGAGACCTTCTTCCACCGGGCGTATGTGATGCACCTCGGTAGCCGGAGCGAGCCTGCCTTCTTCCCTGCACCTCTCGCACAGCGGAAAGGCTGTCAGCTTTGCGCGTCTCAGCCTTACCCATTGTGCGGTGTGTATGAGTCTTCTGTAGTCCTTGTCCTTTGCCATTCTTTGGTAGGTTTAAAGATGATCGTCACGAGTAGAGACTGCGCCAGCACCTCAGTATCTGTCTTCCAGTGGTCACTGGTCTGCCGTTGGCTTGTCTCTTGCGAAACGTTATCAGTCCTTTTTCGGCGTATCGCTTGATGGTGTGACGATCCACATGCAGGGCTGCAGCTGCCTTGTTTACGGTATAGAGACCGTCAAGTTCCACATCAGGGCGTGTTATTATCATATCGTAGATTGTTTGGTTATTATACTTTCACTGGCAAGCCTGCATACACCCATGCCATCAGGCAAGCATCTCGTTGATCCTGGTTCATTCTCGGCAATCGGTTCATCACGCCTACCGACTTCTGAAGCTCAGCCTGCGTTATCTTTCCGTCCTTGCCTTTCCATACCTTACGCATCGGCTTCGCTACCGTGCACGGTATGTCGAGATGGCTGCACATTTCCTCGATGAGGATGCCCGTCTGGTGGTTCATTCCAGTGCGTCTTCCGAGCTCGGCGGCTTTCTGCATCGTCATGTATCCGCCTCCGAGATGCCAGTTAGATCTGACGAGCCAGCCTCCCTCCAGCACCACGAGCACTTTGCCGGGGTTCATGTCTCGCGTCATGGTGAGATAGTCGATGAGGTTAGGAAAGGAGAACTTCATAGGCGTTACGCTTCTGCTTGTGCGGTAGACCACGCCCACGCCGCTCTCGTCTACGTCGGGGTCGATGCCGATTATTATATCCGGCTTGAACTGGTGGGGTATCTGTATCGCTCCTAACATGCTGCCTCCTTCTCCTCTTCGGTTCTCGTGTCGCGGTCGGGGTTCATCTCCAGGGCGTATGTCGCCGCACGGTTATACATCTCGTGATTGTCAAACTTGTTCTGCAGCACCTTCACTGCCAACTCCCACTCCTTGTTACCGTTGAGACAAACTTCGGGGTCGCCTGCCTGCTTGAACAGCTCTGCACATGCCGTCTCCCATGTCTGGCGCACGGCGTTGAAGTCGCTGCGTCCGAAGGTGGCACGTATCGGCGTACCGCATTGCTCACGGAACTGATCCATTGCCTGGTCGTGCATATAGCAGCAGATCTCTATCACCGTCATAGCCGTGAGCATGTGAGCCTTCAGCCGATGATCGTCGACGTTCAGCCTCAACAGTTCTGCGTCTACTGAGAAGAAGAGCTTCTGTATGTGCGGTCTCATCTCGTCGTACACGGCGTCCGTGGTGTCGAGCCACAGGCCGTAGGTCTCGCCTGCCTGGTGCTTCACGTGCACGTTCCAGCGGTCGTATGCCGACAGGGCTTGCTTCACTCCCTTCTTTACTCCGTGACGCCAGTATTTCGTCTTGCTTAGCACCTCGTAGGCATCTACCATTGCTGACTGTGCGCAGTTATATGCCGCTCCGCATATCACGAAGAAGAGCACCGAGCAGCGCGATATTCTTCTCTGCATCTCTTCCACCTGCTTTTCCGAGGCGAGCATCACACGATGGCCGACGGATCCTTGTATCAGCGTGTTCATAGGCTTCCGGCTTTAAGTCCCAGCTCCTTGGCGGTCTGGAGAAAGGTTATCAACTTGTCTTCCGACACTATCGATGTTGTGTTGCGGCACACCGTCTCGCTGCCTATCACGTTGAAGTAGACGCGGTCGTTGCCTGTGTCGAGGTAGTATGTTTTCTGTTCCATGTCGTTTTTACTTGGTTTGTTGTTCTCTTGCTGTGTCCTGGCACGGAGGGCGCAGGGCGTGTTCTACGTATCTGCCAAGCTTTGTGCACCATGCTCCGTTAAGACAGCGTCTTGTGTGCCGGCAGGTCTTGCACTCGTCGTTCATGCCTGGTGCAGTAGCGGTTCCCATATTATGCCGAGTCTTTTGAGCGTGCCGTTACGCTCGTAGTATTCGAGGGATTTGCGGGCACTGCTTTGCGGGTCGCGGTTCACGAGGCGCACCAGTCCTTCTATTCGCTCCTTCATTTTCCTGTCCTTGTCGGCGTTGTCCTGCTGAGCCTCAGCGATGGCTTCCGTCATATCGCAGCCTGCGGACGCTGGCTTGTCTTTGCAGCCCTGCCTTGTGCGGCGTAGGGCGTTGTCGTAGTTGCCTTCGAGCGTCTTCACGAGGTTCTCCTGCGTCATCAGCCAGTCGAAGGTTGCCACCCAGTTTCTCGGGTTCTCTCCGTTGGCATAGCTGCTTGCTATTATCTTGTCGACGGCGAGCCTCAGCACGTTTATGTCGTTGTCGTATTCGGCGAGCCTTGCCCTTACGAGGGCCTTGCGGGCGTCTGTCAGCAGCGTCACACGGCGCACCAGGCTGCCTGTCTTCTCAGCCTGCTCGTTCCAGTAGGTTTTCAGCGCCACGCACTCGGCGTCAATCTCCACCCGTCTTCTCTGTGCCTCCGTCTCCTCACTTCCGTCAGAACTTTCTCCCGTGGGGGTGGGGGTGGGCGAGAGGGCCGAAAAAGAAACGGCCGCTTGCGGACTTTCTTTTTCTTTTTCTTTCCCCCCTCTTTCTATAGAGGGGTTTGTTTTGTTTTGTTTTGTTTTGTTTTGTTTTTATAGGTGAACATTCGTGCACGTTCGTGCTCTGTGGTGCACGTTCGTTCACATTCGTGCACGTTCGTGCTATTTTACCACGTTTGTGCACGTTCGTGCTTTGCGACACACGTTCGTGCACGTTCGTGCACGTTTGTGCTTTTCCTTCACGTTCGTGTTCCGCTGCGTTGTCTGCATCGTGTTCGTGTACGTTCGTGTACGTTTGTGCTTCTCGCTTCTTCTGCTCACGTTTTAGGGCTGTCTGCCTGTTGCGCTCGCACTTCGCCTCGTACTTGCCCTGCGCACGGTCTATGGCGTCGCGTATGAAGGCGAAAGCCATCTGCACCATCGGGTCAGCCTCAGCACTTATCTGCGCACCGTCTATCGCATAGGCGTAGAGAGCGTCGAGAAGGTCGCCCTTCTGCTCCTGCGTCATCGTCTTGATTGCAGGGTATTGGGCGGTATATAGCATGAATCCTTCCATATCGTTGATGTTTTATTCGTAGAACAGAGTTTCAGAAAACAACCATGCCGTCCGTCTCCCGACGTGGGGCATGGTGCGTCCGGCACAAAAGTAAAATGAAAAGCACTCTAAACCTAATAAAAACCCGAGTGCCGGACTGCCTGAATTTTTTGGATTCTATTCTACTCAATTAATAACTTATTCCCGATTTAATAGGCGAAAGACTTCGCTCTCACTCTGGCTGGTGTAGTGGCGGCGTAACATGCCGGCACCGAGTTGTACAGCATCCAGTCGTCGAGGTCTTTGCGCTTGAAGTAGAGGAGCTTTCCGCCCTTGCTGCGGAAGTGGTTTATCTTGTGCGCCCTTACGAGTTCGTAGAGGAAGGTTTTCTTTATGCCCATGTACTCGCAGGCCTCAGCCGTGTTATATACCGTTTTCGAGGCGAGGATGGTCGCCGTGCGTATTCTTTCGAGCTGCTCTATTATGTTGACGCTCTCGTTGTTCTCCAGGTTCTCCATATCTATTCCTCCTCTAAGTCTGTGAGTTCCGATATACTTCCCTCGTCTTTCCACTTCATGTAGTAGTGACAGAAGGCGAGGAACGCTGCGAACGCCACGCCCTTGCTGACGAAGAGCTTAGCGGTGAAGATGCTGAGCGATACGTCTGTGTTTGGCACGGCGATGAGTCCGATGATCATCACAGAAGCGAGTGCGAAGAGCACCCAGTATCTGTAGTTGCTTATTATTTGTTTCATATTGCGTTGTTTGTTTGGTTCGTTAATCTTCCGTATTGTCGATACTTGGTGTCATTTCGTCGGCGGCGATCATGGAGAGGAGGTACTCCTTCTCGTCTGCGCAGAGCTTGTAGTCGTGCATTATGGATAGTCTTGCCGTTTTTCTTACCCCTGCGAGACTTATTGCTACCTCCTTTAGTTTGTAGTCGTTGTAGACGTTAGCTTTGTCTAACAGCACCGGGATGCAGACGTCTTGCTGTTTTTTCACCCACTCTCTGTTGTCTTCCGCCCACTTCTCGTAGTCTCTTATTTTCTTTACGAGCTGCGAGAAGATGTACATGTAGTTTCCCCGCTTCCAGTGTTCGCAGAACTCCTTCTTGTCGATGGTGTCTGCGGTGTTGTATATCTGCTCTATCTCGTAGTATTCCTCAGGGGCCACTTGTAACCCCGTGAGTTCTTCAAATTCTTTCTGTTGCATGGTTGTATGTTTTTAGTCGTTTTGTTCTGTTTCTTTACTCGTCGGCTGCTTCCACCTTCAGCCCGTGTCGTCTTGCTGTCTCTTCGCTGCGTATGGAGCGTCGAGTCTGTTCGTCATAGCATATCACGCCCACTTCACCCTCTATCGCAAAATAGTCGTACTCCTTTATCATCCTGTGCTTCTGCACAGAGGCTCTGTGTGTGATATTGGTGCGCAGCCGTAGTTTGGTCTGCTGCTTTTCGCCAGAGACGATGCGGAAGCATTCCATCTTGCGCTGGTGTTTCATGGCTTCCTCCGCCTTTTGCTTGGCTCTGACATATTTGCGCCGTGTCATTCCTGGTTGCTCCCATGGCTTGAGTCCGGGCTTGTAGCCTGGCCACTCTTCGCGAGGTCGCGTTTTAATGCTCTGCCACATAAGACGGGCACGGACTGCGTTCTCTTTATAAACGCCGAGCTCTCTGCATCGTCGAGTGCCTACCTCCGCATTAAGCCTGCGTGCTCTATTCATGTACTGCGATGTCTTCTTTAGTCCATGTTTTCGGGCTATCCTGTGGAGGGTGCTTTCGCCGATGTCTATACGCTGCATTATTGCTGCGTTGGGCGTGTTGCGGAAATGTTTTATTATCCACGCCTCCTCTTCGGCTGTAAGCGTATGTAATTCACGCTTGCCTGCGAGCAGTGCATTGTGGTCTTTCTTCCAGCCCTGCTTTTTCGCTAAGGTACGGATGCCGTCGATGCTGACATCATAGCGAATGGCGAGGTGTCTGTTTGCCGTTATGGGATACTCGTCTTTGAGTCTTTCCACCTCATGCGGCGTGAGGTCTCTGTAGTTTCGCATATTCCATTGAATTTAGGGCGTCTTTACTAAAAGTGTGCGGTGGTTACGTTTTCCTTCGCTGCCATGCGTCCGCACCAGCATTCCGTTGTACGTTGTACGGCGGCTGCGTATAGCGAGCCGGGCTACGTTCCGAGGCGCCTTTCGCGTATATTGTTCGTCTACCTGCAAGTTTCTGCAAGTTCACGCCGTTGGTGGTTGCTATTCCGGAAGCTCGCCCTCCTTTCCTTCGACATCGTCGGCACAGCCGATGGTTTTCTGTACAGGCTTCAGTCGGAGATTGCCTACAACGTCGCTCTTTCCCTCGAACTCGAAGCTGTATATTATGTCGCCCACGAACTCGCCCATCCTTACCGTCAGCTTGCGGCCTCTGCCTATGTGCTCGTTGATGTGCGAGACGTGAAGCTCGATGAAGGCGAGCAGGTCTTCTTTCGTGATGCGCGGTGTGCGCTCGTCGTTGAACTCTACCAGCGTGTGCTTGAAGCCCGCGAGGAACTCGCCGAGCGCTTCCGTGCGGGTGTTTATCTTTCTCCAGAACGGACTGTCGATGTAATATTGCTTTCTCATGTTATGCGTTGTTTTTGTTGCAAGTGGCGAAGCACACCGCTGTATATTCGATAAATCTACTCATGGTTTCCTCGGCTGATGGGCCACCGTCGTCTTCTATACTATCTGCAAGGAGTTTGAGACTTGCTGATAGGGCGGCAAGGAATACTACTCTTGGTTGTGGTGAATGTCTTGCTAAGACGTCTGTAATCTCTTTGGCTATCTCTTCGGATTTTGCCTTTAATTCTTCTTCTGTGTACTTTGCCATTGTTGCGTTGTTTTGAGGGTTAATACTATATGTTGCTGTTAAATGTTTCGCTACACGGTGCGTGTTGCTGTTACGACTCCTTCGGTGCGGCTCACTTTCGTTGTGAACTTCTTTCCCCACTGCATACCGAAGGTGGTGCAGATGTTACGCACGTAGCTCAAACGTCCGACGGGTACCGTCAGACTCTCGCCAAGGGCAAGCTCTGAGAACTGCCCGAGAAGCGACTTTTCGTGATGGTTTTCTTCCTTTTTCATTGCCTGTTTCATTTATTGTTTGTAACTTTATGGTGCAAAGATAATCATTTCGATTGAACAATAATCAGATTGATTGAAACAAGATGCATTATTTAACATTTATTCAATATTAACGATTGATATGAAGTTTGAAAAGATAAATATCGGACTGCTTATTGAGCAGAAAATGAATGAATTAAATGTGTCGAAGTCTGAAATGGCGAGGCGCAGCGGTATTGCTAACCAAAACATTAATCGTGTTTTGGAGCGGTCGAGTATAGATACGGACAAACTTGTAGCTATTAGCGAGGCGTTAGATTTCAATTTTTTTGATTGTTATCATTCAAATAAAAGTAATGGCGTAACTGCTGATAATGGCGGTGTGGCAGTAGCTGGCAATAGCACAGCTCATCATTTCACAACAAATTCTTCCGTCGAGACCGATGCCGTGCTTCAGGAGCGCATCAAGTCGCTCGAAGCTCTGCTTGCTGAGAAGGAACGCCTCATCAAGGTGTACGAGCGGATGGTGGAGAAGTAG